CTTTTTACCTGTTCGTGGCCATGGTCTATCATCACCATATTCAGTTAATTCAAATACATCACCTGCTTTAGGCTCTTGTGGGTAACCAAAAGAAGTATAAAAGCTGCTTATATGTATATATGCTGTTAATTCATCATCAGAATCAAAACCATACTTTTGTAATATTACTGCATTTTCATTTAGTTCTAAAGCAATTATTATTCTTTTGGGATCTTTAAAAATTTTCGTTGGTTCCTCACCATAAATGTTACCAGGTCCACCACCTTCTCCATTTATTGCACCTTGAGGTACACCATCTGCTGATAATGTTTGATATGGGTTTTGCCAATATGTAACTTCTTGTCCAAATAGAGCAATTATTTCTTCCCACCAATTATCTATTATGATTCTTTCACATTCGTTTTGTGATTTATCTGTAAATCTAAAACATTTATTATATGGTTTAGGACCCGGGTAAATAGAACCGGGATTATCTGGATCAGGCGTAGGTACTCCAGGTAAGAACTGGGGCATGATCTGATTCATACCTCTATATCTGTCCATTTCTACTCCCATTAGATTTTATTAATTGGATTTGCGGTTTGTTCTGGTTTTTCTACTTTAGTTTTTAATAGATAATATTCACCATTTGGTTTTACTTCTATAGCAATACCTGTCTTTTTTAAACCTTTAGGTCTTCCTGGCTTTAATCTGGTTACACCAAAACGTTTAGTTAACATATATGCGTCTTTTGATGTTATTTTTATATACTTTGGACCCATTTTTTGTTGTAACATTCTATACGCTGCTGGTAAAGAAGTATCAGTCTGTATATACCCGGGAATTGTTTGAACGTTCTTTCTATTCCCCGGGTCCTTTACTACAGATCTTTGATGTCTATGATTAATACCATGAACATTGCCAGTGTTAAATCTTTCTTCTATCATAACGAAAAACTCTTTAAAGGTCACAATTATATTTAAGCAAAAAAAAGCCCCTTTACAGGGGCTTTAAAAAGGCTATCTATTTTTTATTAATTGTTCTTTTGGAAAAACTCTTGATTGCCACCTTTAATCTTGCTCTTAACAACATTAGATTTTCCCTTTACTGACGTTGGGTTACCCTTTTTCTGGTTAACCAACGGCGTACCTTCGTCAGTTCCTTCACCATTAATACCGTCTTTAATTTTGCCATCGCCTTCGCTATGACCAACGGTCTGTGTATATTGTGAATGAACAACGTTTGCACTACCAGTTACTGGTGTTGGGTTACCTTGCTTCTGGTTAACTAACGGTGTGCCAAGAACCTCAGCTTCAATTTCCTCACCAAAGTAATTGAAATTCTCTTCATCCTCTTCAGGGTGGTCGCTTGTACCGTAATCTCTTACTTCACTCTTACGACCGGTCTTTTTGTCGAAACGACGAGCTCTGTCGCCCTTGTTTCCACCAAAGCGCTTCTCCTTCTCGGATTCATCTTCATCAGGGTCCCAGTCATCAGAATCACCGAGTTCGTCCTCGACGTCCTCGATATCATCAACTGCGTCTAAAACGTCTGCTAATGCGTCATGTAAATGATGAGCTACTTCTTTAGGAATTGTAATTGTGAATGAATCAGACTCTTCAACATCGACATCTTCTACTGAATCGTCAATACCGAGTTCAACAGCGTCAATTTGTTCGTCGTCCATTACTTCTTCGTATAAACGGTCAAAAATAGATTTGTTCTTAGCCATATTAGTATTTATACTCTCTTTGTTTATTTTTTCATTTTCCGCCTTAAAATAATCAGAAGCATCTGTATCAGATAATTGCTTCACATCGTAGGCGTTACCTAATTTAATTTCTGGGTTATTTGGATCTAATTCCGTACTTTTAAAATTGTCTGCGCCGTTAGGTCCAGAGTTGTCATGAACAAACCCTTTATACCCTTGTGGCTTCTCAGCAGGTATGTCAGTATTACCACCTTTTAGCTTTACTTTCTTACCGGCTTTTTCCCAGGTTCGTTTGATAGGCTTACCAGGTTTGATCTGCTGCTTGTGAGCTGCTTTTCCAGGCGGCACACCAACTACAGATTCATAAGCTTCTTCTATCATTTTAAGCTGTCGGTCATTTTCACTTCTAAAGTTTTTTCGCTTCATAAATTTATATTTATCCTTTTATTAATAGTTACCAACAGGAATACGACCCGTATCTAGATCTACTTCTGTTGATTGGTTACTAATTACCATTATATCGTCCTTGTGGAGATGTAATATTTCGTCATCATCTGTCTGAATAACATAAGTATCAGCGGGATTTGATACAATCCCAACAATTTCACCTGTACCGCCACCTTTATCGTCAGCGATATCTATATATGATCCAATACCCTCTTCGTTTTCATCTCTAATTGGGTCACCTTCTTGAGCTGCCCTGTTAACTTCTTCTTGTTCTTGCTGTGCTTGTTGTCCAGCAACTTTATTTTGTACTCTTTGCTGTACTCCTTGAGCAGCTCCAGTAACTGCTGCACCACCAATTTGCTTTGCAGCTGCTTTTGCACCTGGCATTAAAGCTTTTGCACCTTTAATTATTTTCGGTGCAAGTTTTGCAGCACCTCTTGCTATAACCGGTGCAGCTACTCTTAACCCTGCGGCTGCTGCAGGTAAGAGCTCTTCAATAACCTCACGATTAGTACCACCTTCATAACTTGCAATGGTACGTTCGTTAAGAATTTCTCTTTTATCGACAATTTGCCCATATGCTTCGGACAAATCAGTCATGACTCTATCTCCTTTTGATCTATAGTAACTCATTATTAAGCTTTTCTTCGTACGCTTCCATTAATTGTGTAATTGCTTTATCTCCCTTAGAAGAAAAATAAATTTCTTTGTGTAGACCTTCGTTATCTTCATCATCTTTATCTAAATCAGGCCACTTTCTTGCAACACATCTGTCGATACCTTCTGGATCAGGAGCATTATGTGCATATGATTTTGCAGCTATTGCTCTTTTTCTTGTATTAACAGGGTATGTTCCATCAGCGGCACCACCAGATGGTCCACAAAATTCGTCTTTATCTACGTCTGTATAAGCTCCAGCGCTCGAACTACCTTCACGGTCTTTTTCGTCGTCTAGATCTTTACCCCAGCGCTCTTTATATCTTTTTTCACGATCTACTTCATCTTCATCGTATTCTTCTGATTCGTCAGGATCGTATCCCATTTTTTCTGCTTTTCTATCTTGATCTCTGAGATTTTTTCTATTTTCTCTTTCATCTGCTCGCATCGCTGCTGCAGCATCTTCTGCATTTTCATCAGGATCGAAACCATATATCTTAGCAATAGCATTATGTAAATCGTCTAATCTCTTAAACTCTTTTTCATCATACTCGTCGGTATCTTCAGCATTTTCTGCAGGATTAAAACCTTGTTGTCTTGCTGCTGCATTTTCTTCTGCATCAAGCTCTTTAAACTCAGTTTTATCTGCCTCGTCCGTATCTTCTGCATCATCGAAAAAGTCTAACTCATCTTCATCTCTATCTGCAAGTGCTTTTGCAATAATATCTACCATACCACCTATTGCAGCAGGGTTAATAGTAGGATCAGATGCACCAGCATCTTTAGGACATGCCTTTCCAACCAACATTTCAATATCCTCATCATAACCTTCTTCAGACTCGTTGCCAAATGCTGCACTTCCCCATGAACCGCGGTTTTGATTAGAATTGACACCTGTGTCTTCAGGTTGTGGTAATGATTGATCGTTTTCTTCGTCTTCTGCTATGTCAGCTTGATCACCTGTTCTCTTAAAAAATAGCTTATAGTCTTTTCCGTTTATAAGACCATCTGTTCCTACCTGGGCATCTGACTGATCAGCTTTCGTATATATAACATTACCCTTAGGAGTTACTTCACTTCGTTTCCATCCGTGTCTGACTAACATTCTTCCAGATCTTTCTTGAAGTGTTTCTTCTTCACCTTCATAATTTTCTAATGGGTTCTGATCTTCAGACTGTTGTACATAACCTGTATGTGTTTCTGTACCCATTTGACCTGACATTCTTTGTGCTGCAAATCCCGGTTGGCTAGACTTACTGGCATTTTCTTGGTTCTGAGCTGCATAATAGTCTTTCATACCGGCATTATCCTCTCCTAACAGGCCTTGAGAATAAACCTCGCACAAAAGTTCTAAATCTTTTTTACGGTTCATGAATATATTTATGCGTTCCTTGTTTAAATAATCATATGCCGGCAAATAAAAGAGATTTTTACTTAGGTAACCCGAATCTACCTACTGAAAATTCTAAGTTTGAATGGACGCCAAAAATGCTGGCGGACCTCAAAAAAGCAAAACAGAATCTTCTTTATTTTGCTGAGAATTTTTTCTTTATTGTTAATCTAGATAGGGGACGAGAAAAGATAGCATTACATTCATGTCAAAAAAGATCTTTAAGGAAGATGCGGGATAATAGATTTTTTATTCTTTTAGCATCCAGACAGATAGGTAAAACTACCATGATGACCATTTATACACTATGGCATGCTTGTTTTAATAGTGATCAAAGAATGCTAATTGTAGCTAACAAAGAAGGTACTGCTAAAGAAATATTTTCTCGTATTAGAATGGCTTATGAAGAATTACCTAACTGGATCAAACCAGGTGTTTCTGAGTATGGTAAAGAATCTTTAAAATTTACTAACGGTACTACGATAGGAATAAGCACCACAACCGGAACAGCAGCTCGTGGTCAATCTATTAATGTGTTGGTGCTGGATGAGTTGGCGTTTATTGAACCTCACTTGGTAGATCAATTTTGGAAATCTGTTTTTCCTGTTATTTCGTCTTCTAAAAAGTCTAAAATTTTTATAGCTTCTACAGCAAACGGAACCGACAATTTATTTTACAAAATATGGAACGGTGCCATAGAAGAAAAGAACGGTTGGGGGTTTGACAAAATATTATGGGACGAAATTCCTGGTAGAGACGAAAAATGGAGAGATGAAACCATGCGAACTATTGGAAGTGAAGAAGCTTTCAATCAAGAATTTGGGTGTGAATTTGTTTCTTCTGGTGAAATGGCTATTAATGAAGAGCTTTTTGAAAGTTTGAAAATTAATTGTATGAAAGCAAAGATGTCTATGGAAGAAGGCAAATATAAAATTTTCAAAGCACCAGATGATTTTGGTCTTTACGTAGCAGGTGTCGATATAGCAGAAGGTATAAATCAAAACGCTAGCGTAATACAAATTTTAGATTTAAGAGACCTATCTAATATAGAGCAGGTAGCTGTTTATTGGGATGATGAAATAAATCCATTTAATTTTACACAAAAGCTTCATGAAATTTTATTACAATGGGGATCACCACCAGCATTAATAGAAAGAAATAATTGTGGTGCTCAAGTAGTAGAACAACTATATTATAATTTTAGATATGGTAATGTAGTAACATATTCAGCTAATGCAGGCAAACAAAAAAACAATAAAGTCGGTGTTTTAGCTCATACAAATACAAAATATCGAATGGTTACAAACATGAGATATTATATGAACGAATTACGTTCAGTTAATATTAGAGATATTGAAACACTTACAGAAATTAAAAACTTTGTAAAATATCCTAACGGTAAATGGGCTGCTAGACCAGGGGTAAATATGTTAGATGATAGGGTAATGTCATTAGGTTGGGCTCTAATTATATTAGACAATGATGTAGTACAAAAATATTTTGAAGTTTTAAGATATGACGATAATAATAGACCTGCTGAATTAAAAAGGTATGATTACGACTATCACACACCTTTAGGAAAAGGTCTTTGGGATGAGGATAACGAAGAAAATAATTTAGATACTGTAATCTTTACAGAAAAAACGGACGAAGAAAATAATTCAGAACTTACATTAATGAAAACTAAAGGGTGGGTTGCAGCTTCTGATTATCAGACTCAGCGTTCATATGCACCAATTAGCGATTTAGGATTACATTAAATATATTAGATGAGCGTATCATATACACAGGCAGCCTTAAACAAGGAAAGAAAAGATAAATTCATCATGGTTATACCTACACCGAAGTTTCTTAAAGATGATGTAAACAAATTTGTTAGAGACAATAAACAGGTAAATCCTGATACGGTTCAATTTTCAATTTATGGTAGTGTTGTGCCTCCTGTGCAGATACCAAATGTTGAAGTGAGATATTCTGGACAAACTTTAAATGTTACAAGTCACAACAGACCTGCTTATCCACCTGTAAATGTAAAATTTACTATAGATAATAGATTCGAAAATTATTGGTTTATTTATAAATGGTTAAATAAATTGCAAGATGATTACGCAGGATATTTTAATGAAGAAAAGAATTATCCTAAAAAGAAGGTAATAGAAGACGAGTATATGGCCGATTTCACAATATATGCTTTAGACGAATACAATAAAAGAGTTGCACAATTTGACTATACTAAAGGGTTTCCTACATTTTTAGGTGGTGTGGAATATTCATATAGAGACCCCGGGGAAATTGAAACCCAATTCAGTTTTGCATATAGTCAATTCTACGTGAGTTTATTGCAACCGTAGTATATTTATTATTAAACTAAATTCTACGATCTTTTTTCCAAAAAAACATAAATATACATATGGCACAAAGAACTATTCAAAGTCCCGGTGTAGAAATCAACGAAGTCGACTTATCTTTAGGAGCGGTTAACAAGATCGGTACCAATATTTTTGTAACTGGATTCGCACCCCAAGGCCCCTGCGATGAAATCGTACAGGTGGCAAGCTTATCTGAGTTTGAAACAATTTACGGCTCACCAACAAATGCCGCAGAACGCTACTTTTACCATACCGTGGCGCAATCATTTAACAGTAGAGCGAATATACTTGTTAACAGATTACCATATGGTGAATCGTTAGGTGACGGGTTTACGAACAAATATTGGGCTACAGTCTATCCAGCTGTACCAATTAACAAAGAAGCAATTAATCAATTTGGTTATACTGCTTTATCAGCCAACATTGCTGAACCACCATTTGGTGAAGATGCATCAACCACGGTTCAGTTTTCACCAGCGTCGGCGGGTAACATGATTTATTATTATATTGGTGCACCAACTTTCTTAAGTTTAACGCAATCACAATACCAATCTATTTTAGATGATTCTGCGATTGAATGGTCTGATACACCAAACTGGGTAGATAGTATAGCATTTAGTGCTCAAAATGGAGAAGTTGGTAATGCAGCTCAGTTACAGACGTTAGCCGGTGCAGCCGTTATTACTTTGAATACAGCCAAAACAACAGTCAATAATTCGTTTGAAGGTTATTATACAGCTTTGCTTGATAATACAAATCTTTATGCAACAACAAATTATAACGACGTTGAATTAATTAAAGTTTCGAAAAACGAGTCAGACCTAACACAAACATATGGAAGTTTAACAGATGTGCCAACAGATAGATTAAACTTTGCATTAAGTGCTAATTTTGAAACCGAAACAATCGAGCAAAATATTTCTGAAGTTGCTGAAAAGATCACAACATTTAATGTTGCAGTAAGTTCATTTGATGACACACTAGTTCATGGGTTATTCAGATTACGCTCTTCTATCTTTTCACCGGAAGTTACTAAGTTAGACTTTTTCTTAGATGAAGGTTATTTCGGTGGTATCGATTATTATAGACAGATTAATAACGAAAA